GTCGCCGGCCGCTTCCTCTTGCAGCACATCCAGCCACTCGATGCGCTTCAGACGCAAATCGTCGGTGACGACGAAGCGCACGCGGTCGGCGTACGTGAGCCCCAGCTCGGTGACTTGTTTACCCGCAGCGATGTGGTTGCGCACTTCCTCGCACGTCAAATCGACGCCAGACAGTTTGACCTTGGCCCCGTCAGAAGGACTCTCCAACACGGCGCTGTCCGCCAACTTGAAACCGTCCGGTGCGGTGCCGTCAGCTAACCAAGCCGTCATCATCAACGACGGTTGCGCCACGCAGCGGGGTGGTCGTGCCAGCACACCTCGCACATGAGGTAGGAGCGCTTCCGTATGCGAGGTTACAACCGTATCCAGCACCAGGCGCGAACCGTGGAAATAGGCGTTTACGTTCCGAGCGCGGGTGAAGGCACGCGGCAACAGGTCGTCAATGATGCGCTCTTTTATCGACAGCCGTTCTTTTCTGCCGACAGATCGCTTCTCCTCGGTTTCAATCTCATGCACGTAGGCTGCAACGTGACGGTTGACCACGTTCGCCGGCAGCACTTTGTCTTCGGTGCGCAGCGTGAGATATGTCAATGGGGCAAGAGGGTAAACCAAGCTGTCGTCGCTCACTTGCGGCGGAACCCAGCCGCTACGCGTCCACTCAAGGCTCGCGGGTGGCGTGAATTGGAAAGACATCAAGTCTTCGTGAGTTGGCAACGCCTTCTGCTCGGTGATCTGGTAGAACATCGCATTTCTAGGCCACATGGTTTATTCCCTTTTCCTTTTTCATTTGCAAATATTTGCCGTACGCCTCACTTTTCGGCTGCGTCATTCCGAGACCTTTGCACCAATGGTCATTGCGCAACAGAACCTTACACATTCGACGCCAACTTGGTGCCCAATGCTTATCTTCTAAAATCTTTGGTGCTTCATCCGGTATCACATCATAGCCACGGGTGCGCCACCCTTTGATGAACGAACGGAATCTAGAGATATAATGCTCACGCGTTTTCTTTGGTAGCGATTGCAGCAACAAGTTGGTGAACGACCGCCAGGTGTGACCTTCAGGCTTAATTATCTTGTTGTAGCCGGTCATGTTACCGGTTTCATTGATATACAAAGCACCCGAGTTCGCACCGTTAACCCTGACGATCAACTTGAACCAAGTTTCAGGTTCCAGCAGGTGGTATAACCACAGTCCGCGCCGCTGGTCATCGCCGTACGGTTGGCACAAACGCTGCTGACTGAGTTTAACGCCAGCTTTGTGCATCAGGTCGTAAACCGGGTTATGGGGCTTGTCCTGGTACTTGGCGTGGAAACGCCAGATGTCTTCAGTTTTCCAATCGTAAATCGGGTAAACGTTATACAACTCACCTTCAATTTTTGTTGTGTAACGCTTGTTGTCGAATGTCTCTTTGTCGAAAACGGCAATCGTGCGGAAGCGGTTCAAGCTTTCGTCAGCACGGATGCCAATAAAGCCCGCCGTGGGTTGCCCCTGGGCGTACCACTCACCCCACAAAATGATGACCTCTTCAAATTCCATGCCCTGCACGAACCACGGGTAATCGGCAGCCGTCTTTGCGCACGTCGGCATGTCACGCACCCAGATGTCACGCTTCGCCTCTTCCCAGCACATCCAGCGTGGCTCGAAATGGGTGACCGCGTTACGCAAAAGCAAAGGTAAGCAGCACCAATGTAGATCAATGTTGGCTTTGTACAGCTCGACCATTTCTTCAATGTGCACGATGGTGGCCTTATATTGCGCTTCCAGATCAAGAATGAGCACACCCACGATGCGATTGCGTTTAATGGCCTCTTCCATTACCAGATGGAACATCACGCTGCTGTCTTTACCCCCGCTGAAGGAGATATAAACGCGCTCGAAATTGTCAAAAATGTGGCTTATCCGTTGACGTGAAGCTGTCAGCACATCGACGTCACTGTATTTTTTGAGTTTCATATCAATACAAATTCGCCTCGGTTTTGGATTGTGCCTCATCCATCGTTAAGAGCGGTCGACCGTTCGTTTCCAGCCATTTGTTAAGCGCACGCAATGCCGCTTCGTTGGCTAACTGTTGCTGTTGTTCAGTCAGAAGATTAAAGCCACCCCGGAACATGGATGGAATACCAAGCGATACGCACAAGGAGGCTTGACCCAACCAGGCGATACGATTCATGCGGTCGTTGGTCAAATAGTGTTCACAGCTGCGCGGCCATTGCGCCAATACCATTTCGAGCGCACTTTCGAATGTCGGGATGTCAGCCAGCATTTTGCGATAGTTCTCTTCGCAATCCTCTTTACTCATTCCTTCTGGTGGGTGATTCCCGTAGAACCCTGCCGGGTAGCACTCCCATTGCTCCCAGGTGTGAAGAATGCGGCCCGGTTCCGGCTCTATTGCCCCATCCCCGTTTTCTTCAGCCAAGGGTATAAATTCTTCGTCAAGCAAGTGGTCAACATCCCACGATGCCGAAAACTCTTGATCCGAAAACAGTTCGGACAGCCCGGTGATCTGGCACAAGCGCAGCACCTCGTCAGCTTCCATACCAAGGTTTTTGGCGATCTTTTCATCCGACCAGTTACGACGCTTCAGTTCAATGACGATGTCGCTCATCGCTTCGACTTTGTGCTTACCACGCGCCCGGTTGTGGCGAATCGTAGCCGCCATCCGGTCGGATTTATCGCGGCGGTCGTCTTTGATGCGGACAATTGGTAGGTAGCCATGTACACGGTTGCGAATCGGTTCAATTTCTTTACCAACACGATGGCGGTGGAAGCCGTCGATAACTTCAGACCCGTCAGCGTCTTGCATTGTGACAATCGGCTGCGTGTACCCGTCAGCTTCAATCGACACGCGCAGTAATTCCATTTCTGGCGGCGCTACGCTATTCGGGTTGTAATCGTTGGCATGCACGCTAGTGTTCGGAACCCACAACACACAATCGACCGGTTCAGCTTTAAACGGTGAGTATTCCGCAAGCGCCTGGCGTACAGCATTGATGGTATCCACGCGTTTAGCGATGTCCATATCAGCCAGCGCAACAAACAACTTGGTGCATTCAATTGTGATGTCCCCGTCAAACAGTGAGTAGTTTTTAATCATGCTGTATACCCAATTTCAGTGAGAATGTCTTGCGCTGACTTCACGTACCAAGCGTAATCAATATCGGTCGGCAGCTCATCGGGCAACGTCATGCACGGTTTGGCCCCTTCCGAGTTGGATACTAAATTGCCGTTTGTGGCATACTCGATATGCCCAGGTGCTTGCGTGGAGTAATACCAACGCACCACCTTTCCTAAATACTCTTTGCGTTGAACATCAAAGCACATCGCGTATGCTTCAGATGCCGTATATTCAGTTTCATAGCCAGGTACTGGCGCACCCGTACCACCACCAACTGAATTGATTAATTCAGAGGTGAACGGTTTGAACCACATACGCCCACGCTTCTTCCAACCGAAGCGCTCTAAACGCTCTACCATATCGCGCACGAGCGTCTTACGCCCCGGGCCTTCACCCCAAAGCTTGATGGCACCCCCGTTGACGCGTCGTACACATACGAACTTACGGATGTCGCGACAAGCAACGATTGAATCGACAATCGGTGTACCTTTGGCCAAGAAGTCCGCTACCGCGTCAGAGCAAATTTCCGCTTCCGGGTTCTTTTGCCAGCCGGTCGGCGCGTATGCACCCTTACGCTTCACGTCACCGTCCGGCTTAATGGCGAAATAGCTGTTAACGTCGCGCGAATGCAACGCTAGGTATTCCACGGTTTCCATTTCCAACCCGGTGCGTCGCTCCCATTCGTGAATGATGGCGGTTGCGTGGTCAACCAAATGGCGGGGAACGCGCGTTACGATACCGTCAGTATTGGCCGACACCACTGGTATGCCGGAAAGCTCCATCCACTCGATCAGCATCAATAAGGACAGCTGACCAGTAACCGTGGTTTGAATCAACATGGTTGGCGCAAACAAGATGCTGTACGGTGAACCCGTCTTACCAAAAGTACCGTTGATTTGAATCTTGCCACCCGCGTCATCCTGGGAGGCTGTAATTTGCTCAGGTGTCCCTTTCGGCAGCTTCTTGGCCAACGCTTTGGCGTGCAAACGTTCGGTTTTAATCCCCTCAAACTCTTGTATGAACGCCACACCAAGCGCTGGTGGGTATTCCCCAGAATTAAGCATTAACGTCGGGTAGTAGCTGGCCACGTCGTTATCGCGTAACACGTAATGTTCGTCGCTGCGATGCGTGATGCTGGATTCCGACGAATGCAAACCGCCGATACCCATCTTGTACGTCGAGCCGCCGATATTGATCGTCAATCCTTCCAGCTGCTCCGGCATTTCGATCTGACCTTTCATGTTGATACGGAACATGGAAGCTTTGACCAGATCAAACGCCGCGATCAGTTGCGGCATGGCAAACGTCAGGAACGATGGTGGCTTGTAGGGGAATTGAACCCCGATATGTACTTCAGGCTTGTAAATCTTGCGACCGAGCGCACGCTCACAACGATTTCGTAAAATAGTTTCCGCAATCTGCGCGTCCGATTTACTACGCAAGTCGATGCCGTAGCGTTGACCCAATCTGATGCGCTGGTCAATCTGAGGCTTCAGCTCGTTGAAAATCCCCAGCAGGACATCAAGATCGTTTCCACAATAAGCGTCAACGTGGGTAATCTGCTCTTCCGTCAACACTTCGTCGGGTTCGTACGGCAAATCTTGCATCGTCTTGGAGTGGATGCGGCCAGCGTATTGCTTTTGTGAACCCTGGCCCGGCGCAACTTCCATTACGTCGATATGGTCAGCTGGCTTCCATTCAGGCAAACCAAGTTCCCAAGGTTTTTTCTTTTCAACAATGATCGCGTCATTCAGTTGTTTCAACATATGCGGCGTGAAGCCATTCAATGCCCCCGCGATCATCGGCACGTCGTAATAGTTACCGTTAAAACTTATCGTGCAAAACAGGTCAAACATGCGGCGGATAGACGCGCATTGCTCAGGTGTGAATACCTGACATTCACGCAGCGAAAAGCTGATGATTACGCCCGTATCGCGCATGCGAAACTTGAGCAGCCAAAAGTTCGGATAACACTCGGTATCGTACGCGGCGATAGGTCGCATCATTTTTCCATCCAGCTTTTAACGTACTCCTCGTGATCCAGACGGCGCGGCATCAGCACGCCACCCATGCGATACTCGTTACCGTGGAATTGCAACAGCGCGGTAGACCCTGCGCGTACGCCTGGGTGCAACGATACGAACGGGCTACCGATATACAAACCAGCTTCGTGCGCTTTCACTTGGTACTCGGGGGAGAACTGCGCGACCTTTTCGTACAAGTCGTGATAGATCGGAATCACGCGCCGCCAGTTGGGGAACTCTTCATCCAATACGCTGCCCATCGCGTTACCCAGGATAAAATCGTTCTCGGTATAAAACGCCAGCGCCGTAGTTTCCGCATCGGTCGCAAGGGCTTGCAACACCACGTCACGTGGGATGGTGAAGGTGGACGCAACTGGGTCACCCGCGCCCCCTTGTGTCGGGTTCTGTGCGGCCAGCAACATTACGCCATCGGTGGCGATCAGGCGTACCTGCTCGCCGTTGTACTCCACGCGGACGCCTTGCAGATGGCGCTTCTCTACCCCAGGTTGGTGCATGGCAACAGCGACAGCGCGCAACAAGTCAGTTGGGAAAGTTAGCTCAAGCATAGATAAAGCTCCAAAGAGGGGCGGCACGTGGCCGCCCGTTAACTTACGTTACGGCAGCATCAGGCCGTTTTGGATCAGTGTTGCGTCAGTCCAGCCAGCCCCAATCAACTGCTCGTAAGTCGCACCCTGCGCGAGGGTGGTCAACAGCCTAGCCGGGGGTGTCGGGGCAGTAGCCACCGGCGGCGCGGCAGGAACCGGGACCGCAGAAGGTGCAGGGGTAACGCCGGGTACGTTCAAAAAACCCGGATTCGGCGCAACAGCGACCGGATTCGGCGCAACAGCAACCGGGGCTGGTGCTGCAAGGGGCGCAACCGGGGCTGCTGGAGCAAAGCCACCCGGCGGTGTGGCCATCGCACCGGCAGGCAACGCAGCAGCACCGAAGCCGGCTTGCGATACGTCGGGTCCAACGAAAATCTCATCGCCGTAGGCCGACAGCGCCACCATACTGTGGTTAAGGTACACACCGGGGTTGGAACGGCTGCCGTTGCCGGCCACGTTAAAGTTGGCCTGGATGTAGTAACCGAGTTTTACCGCGCCCGGGTCGTTGATGGGCGCTGTACCGTCGCGGTTGTAAATCTTCGGTGCGAAGCCGGACGACAGGTGAATAACCCAGCAGCCGCGATAGCCTTCGCGGTCGCATGGACGTTTGCCGTTCTTGTTGGCTACTTGGCTATCGCCATCAACGATCTTCCAAGAGAAGTCGGGGGACTGCGCGGCCTGCGGAAACTCGGCGTGACCTTGCGCCCAGATTTTGGCACCCCAATCAGTTTGCGCCCAATGCGTGTGGCCGGATTCTTTCGGGATGGCCACGGCGAAGAAAAAATCCACACGCTGTTGACCGGCGTTCGGGCCGTTCTTGATGACCAGCGGTTTACCTTCGGCGTCTTTGTCCTGGGCGTCGTACAGCGAGCCAGCGACCAGACGACCAACGGGGGAAGTAATGTTTACGGCGGCGTTTGCCATGTGATAGTCCTTAGTTCAGGCCGAGCGAAGCGGCAATTTGCGGGATAAGGTCAGGGCGCGTCGGAAGCACCGCCAGCGCCGGCAAGCCGACTGCGACAACCGCAGCGTCCACGTGCTCTTGAGTGATCGTACCGGCCACTTTAGCAGCGGTGATCTTTTGCATCAGCGTGGGGAAGTCCATACCGCTAGGCGCAACCGGGGGGGCAGGGACGACCGAAAAGGCAGCCCCAGAAGTCGGAGAAGGCGTTGCAATAACCGCCAACTGGGCAACGGTGGGGTTTGCGGGGACCGCCATCGCCTGGCGCAACTCAGCTTCCACCGACGCAATGATGTGCTCCTCTACGCCACGGCGATACTTCCAGCTACCCGCTTTAATCTTTTCGCGGCTGCCGGCGTGGATACGGGCGTCCCACGGCAGCCCGTTAACGTCCAGCTCAACGCCGTTGGCAGGGCTCGCGGCAGTCGGTGCAACAACTTGCGCCGCGCTCTCTGGCGTCGGTACAAGCGGTACGACGGCGACGGGAGGCGTCGGGGTTGCCGAAGTCACCGGGGCGGCCACTGGGGCAATCGACGGTACTACGGCAGCCGCAGTAGAGCATGCAGCGCCGAATACTTGCTCCGGGCGCGGGGTTTCCTTTTCCCCGTGGTTACCATGCAACGCCAGCAGCGCGTCGGCAGCAGCGCGCGCCTCTCTGGGTGTCGGGTCTGTGATGATAATTTGAATGCCCACTGTGTTACCTCCTATAGGGTTAGTGACAAGGCGTAGTCTAGGCGTAATTCATATTGCCGTCAACTACGCCCGAAGACTTTCTGTGCGTCAGTAGTATCAACGCGAACAAGTTTGGCCCCTCCAGCCGGCCGCGTGCTGTACGCGCCCACTAGCTCCGGAGCGACACCAACTTTACGCGCCTGGGCTGGCGTGAGGACACCGGGCTTGGCGAGCGACAAACCTAACGTTTCACCCAACGCGATAATTTCTTCCACTGGCCTACTCCACGTTTCGCGTCCAACGCTCGATTGCAGCGTGTAACCCGGTACGCTTTCCCCCCGGCGTATCATCGCGGCGATATCTTCTTCCAAGCCCTCGATGCGCGCTTTGAGTCGATCAGCGGCCACGCTCAACGTGGTCAACTCCAGCGACTTGGCCCCTGCGCTCATCGTGACTGGCAACGTGTCGTAAGCTCGTTCGGCGCCATCATACGTAACCGCTTGTAGCGCCGCACAGGCATGACGACCGCTGCAATCTCGACATTCGTCGTTCGGACGACATAAGGGGTTCGGTTGCGTGGCGACGGCTGCCGCTTGGCGCAAGTCTTCCCATAACGGCCACAAGTGGCTGACCGGCACGACCCATTCCCGTACCTGGCCGTCCGCGTGGTAACTACGCGGCTGTACGATGCGGAATATCACTTCGCGGATGTCGTTCGCTAAGCCACCGAGGGTGTTGAAGACGCCTTTTGCGTAGTCGATTAGCTGCCAGTTGCGAAATACCTCGACGTACCGATGGCCGAATTTGTAATCCCACAGATATAGTCGCCCAGCTTGGGAGTCACACGCCCATACGTCAGGTGTACCCCAATTATCCGCGTGGATGTCCTCCATACGGGCGCGTTCTTCTACGTGCAGCACGACGCCAACAGGAATTGACGCGCGAATATTGCTCAACAGCAGGTCTGCGCCTTCCAACATCTCCAACGTTACCGGTATGTCATTGGGCGCCAAATCGTTTAACTTTGGCTCACGACCCGCAACTAGCATTTCGTCTAGCGCCACCCAATGCGCCGCGTGACCCTCAGCGGCTTTAGGACTCGTTTCGTCATCTGGGTAAGCTTCTTCCATTACCACGGAGCCGGGGCAAATAACCCAACGCGCCGCACTGGACGGTTTCAAACGGGCGTGCTGGCTCATTCGGTCATCTCCGCCCAAAAACCGGATACGATATTTTCCGGTTTAACTTTTGCCGTAATACGTGCGTAAGTCGACCAGTTTGCCAATTTCACACGCAAGCCGGCGTAGATACCGAAACCATCCCCCGCGCTGATGTGGCGCCTCGCGCTGATGCCATCCCCCGCGCTGATGCCATCCCCCGCGCTGATGCCACCCCCCGCGCTGATGTGGAGCCCCGCGCTGATGTAGAGCCCCGCCGTAAACGAAAATTCAATCTCGATTTTCCCGGTCACTTTGATCGAGCCGGCAAAAAAGGCACGTTTGGCAATCAAGTCCCCTTCGATTACCGTTTCGACCGGTTCTGTACCAACCTGCTCATACAGCCAACGCGCCCAATCGCTACAATCGCGCTCATCATTAGTGGCCAGCGCGTCAAGCACCGTTTGGTACTCGGCGCCTTCAGGGAAGTTGGCTACGAACCAACCATACCCGCCGTCACATGCGCAGTATTCGCCGCTTTCCGGCCGCAGTAGTTCTTTAGTGAGCAACATTAACTTACCTCCTATGGGGTTAAATTTGACTACGCTCGAATCTTAGTGCTTAATGATACTAACGTCAACAAGGAGTTTTTATGCAGCTTCGACCATACCAAGTAGAAGCCAAAGGGAAAGTCAACACCGTTTGGGCTAGCGGGAGAAAAAACGTATGTCTGCGCATGCCGACGGGTGCTGGTAAAACCCCGACGTTCAGCGAATTGTTAGCCGAGTCACCGGGTGTAGGTGTGGCCATCGCGCATCGTAGCGAGCTGGTCAGCCAAATGTCGCTGGCGCTCGCTCGGTATGAAGTGCGGCATCGCATCGTTGGGCCCGAAAGCCTACGCCGCGATTGCGCCAAAATCCACATGGCCGAGTTGGGTACGTCTTATTACGACCCTAACGCCCGTTGCGTAGCGGCAGGCGTCGATACCCTGGTGCGCGTGTCGCCCTCCGAGCCGTGGTTGCAGCAAGTGCGGCGCTGGGTGGTGGACGAAGGGCATCACTTGTTGGCCGATAACAAGTGGGGTAAAGCCGCAGCCATGTTTCACGCCGACGCGCAGGGCTTGGCGGTGACGGCCACGGTTAACCGCCCAGATGGCAAAGGCTTGGGGCGTCATGCGGACGGCTTGATTGACGAGCTGGTGCACGGCCCGGAAATGCGCGATCTGTTCAATTGGGGCTACCTGACGCCCTACCGCATCTTTGCGCCAACATCGGACATCGACCTCAGCACCGTACCCGTCACGGCAAGCGGAGACTTTAGCCCTGAACCACTACGTAACGCCGTCCACAAGTCACATATCGTCGGTGACGTAGTCCAGCATTACCTACGCATCGCGCCGGGTAAGCTGGGTATTACCTTTGCGGTGGACTTGGAGAGCAGCGCCGAGATTGCCGCCGCATTCCGTGACACTGGAGTACCGGCCGAGGTCATCAGCGGTAACACGCCGGCACTCCTACGCGTACAACTGATGCGCCAGTTCCGCCAGCGTAAAATCTTGCAGCTCGTCACAGTGGACATCCTGGGTGAGGGTGTGGACGTACCTGCGGTGGAAGTGGTCAGTATGGCGCGACCAACTGAGTCGTTCATCATCTTTGCCCAGCAATTCGGCCGCATGTTGCGCTTGATGATCGACCCTGAGATTGCGCGTTACTGGCATCTCTACACCAACGAGCAGCGACGTGCGTACATCGCAGCCAGCAACAAGCCGCACGGCATCTTGATCGACCACGTGGGCAACACACTGCGCCACGGGTTACCTGACGCACCACGCCACTGGACGCTGGACCGCCGCGACGGTCGCAAAGGTAAGCGGCAGGACGACGATGTAATACCGATGCGCCGCTGCCCTGAATGCATTCAGCCGTATGAACGCGTCTACCGTTGCTGCCCGTTCTGCGGCTTCTACCCTGAGCCCACCGGACGCACCGCGCCGGCCATGGTGGATGGCGACTTGGCGGAACTGGACTCGGCCACATTGGCAGCCATGCGCGGCGACATCCTCAAAGTCGACAGCGCGCCCGTACTCTTGCCGCACCTGAGCGCGGCAGCGAACGGTGCTTATCAGCGGCGCCATTGGGAACGACAACAAAGCCAGCAAGCATTACGCGATGCCATCTCGCTGTATGGCGGTTGGCAGGCGCACCAGGGTCGTAGCGAATCAGAAGGGCAGCGACGCTTTTGGCACGCGTTTGGCATCGACGTGGCCACGGCCCAAACGCTGGGCGCGACCGAATCCGATAACCTGCGCGAGCGCATCCAAGCTGTCTTGACGAGGGCGTCAATTACGCCTATTCTTGATGCATCTTAAGGAGACGTAACGATGAACGAATGGAAACCTTGGACGCATGTGGATCGGAAAAGAGGCGTACCTCCGGTCGCACCGAGTACGCCCGTTGAGTGGCAAAGATCCGACGGGTCTACATGCAAAGGGGCAGCGGACCCAAGCGACTGGGGTCACGCGATTGATAAAAGACCAATAGTTGCTTGGCGGCTCCCTGAACGCACCGCCGAGCCAACGCCGCCGCACGAATGGGTAAAAACTGGTGGTATCAAACACGACATCGATAAGCCGCAAATGGACTTGCTCGACCCGTACGCCATGGAACAGCTAGCCGCTGTGCTTACGTTCGGCGCGAAAAAGTACGAAGCGCACAACTGGCGCAAGGGTTTCAAGTATTCACGTCTGATTGCCGCCGCGTTGCGCCACATCTTTGCGTACGCTCGCGGTGAAGACAACGACCAGGAAAGTGGCTTGCCGCATACCGCCCACGCCATGTGTTGCTTGATGTTCCTGCTTGGTCTGTCGCATCGCGCTGCCGAACTGGATGACCGTTACAAGGAGACGTAACGATGCGTTTTGAAATAGAAATAACGGTTTTTGGTCGTGGTGAGTTCTCATACCGAGCTGTGTCTGTGCGCGGTCGTGCGACTGAACAACGCATGCTACCGTGGGTCAACGCCTGGATGAACCGATACTACGCCGGTTTTTATGTGACACCTATATCTGCTTACCACTTGCCGGAAGGAACCCGCATTCGTGTGCGTGCGAACCTGGCTTCTGAGCATAAAGCGGGTTTTCGACTACTGGAGCCAGCGCGGACTTTCCGCAAACACAAGGCTCGCAAGCCGCAGTACGTGGCCAAGGCGCATCGCTTGGAGTGGGATTAAATGACCGCCGATATACACGCTTGGGCCATCCGACATAGCGTCAGCATGGTGGCGCTGAATGACTTGTACGAGCTGCTTGGCGTAGGTAGTCGCCCCGTGGGCGTCGAGCAACCTAGCGAAAGTGAAGCTGCGGTACAAAATCGTGTGTTGCTAGAAGCACCGCACGCTGGTGTGATGCTATTCCGTAACAACGTCGGCGTGTTGCAAGACAAGAACGGACGCCCGGTACGTTATGGACTAGCCAATGACTCCAAGGCCGTGAATGAACGTTTTAAGAGTGGCGACCTGATCGGTTGGCGACGTAAGCTGATAACCGCCAACATGGTTGGTGGCCACATTGCACAATTTGTCAGCCGTGAAGTAAAAGAAGCTGGCTGGCGTTACACTGGCACGCCGCGCGAAGTTGCACAGTTGGCTTGGGCCAATCTGGTGCTGGTCGCTGGCGGCGACGCCTGCTTTGTTACAGGAACGGGAACCCTATGAAAAAAGAAGAACTGATCAAAATCGCTGTTGCCGTGGCGCGTGAAACGCCGGGCGGCTACTCCCATGTAACCCTGTCCAGCGTGGCGGAGCGTGCGCAGATCAGCAGCCGCGAAGTGAGCGACCAGCTCGGTGGTCAAGCTGGGCTACGTTCGGCCATCGCCTTAGCGCAACCGGTGCGCCGGATGGCCTGCGGCAACGACCGCAAGAACGACTTGTTGCAAGCGGCGTTGCGGGTGGCACTGTTGGCAGCGGGCGGCTACTCTCGTATGACCAAGGAAGAAATCGCCAAGGAGGCTGGCTGCGCCCCTGCGCTGGTCAACCGTCACTTTGGCACGATGCCTAACCTGCGCCGCGACGTGATGCGTGCGGCAGTGCGCGAGGGGAACGCCGCCGTGGTCGCTCAGGGCTTGGCGTTGAAAGACCCGCATGCGCAAAAGGCGCCGCAAGCGCTGAAAGAAGAAGCCGCCGCACTCCTCGCACAATAAGAAAGCCAGCACTATGCAGACGTTACCAGATGCGCTCGCGCCGATGGCAGCCTATCGGCAATTTATCAACTACAAGCTAGTGCCGCACCCAAAGAAACCGGGGAAGATGAACAAACTGCCGGTCAGCCCGCTGACGGGTGCGGTGGTAGACGCTCACGACCGCACCCACTGGACTGACGCTACGAGCGCGCTGGCGTGTGGATACGGTGACGGTCTGGCGTTCGTGTTTGCCGAATCGGACCCATTCTTTTTCCTCGACATCGACAATTGCCTGGAGGACTCCGGTCAGTGGTCCGCTTTGGCCATGCAATTGCTCGGCGCGCTGCCAAGTTGCGCGGTGGAAGTTTCCAGCAGTGGGCGCGGGCTGCATATCTTCGGCCAATATACCGGCATCATACAACATGGCTGCAAAAACGTCGCGTTAGGCTTGGAGCTATATCACACGGAGCGTTTCGTAGCACTCACCGGCACCAACGCTATCGGGTCGGCCGCCACGGATGTGACGGCGCCCCTGACCCAAGCAGTGATACCGTTTTACTTTCCCGCCGACGCACTGCCGCTCGATGTGGCAGAGTGGACCAATGCGCCGATAGCGGAATGGCGCGGGCCGACCGACGACGAAGACTTGTTGCGACGGGCATTACGCTCGCAGTCCGCGCGCGGGGCGTTCGGCGGTACGGCCACTTTTGCTGAGTTATGGAACGCGGACGTTGACGCGCTAGCCCAGGCGTATCCTGGTGACGGCCAAGGGGGTTATGACGAATCGGCTGCTGACGCGGCCTTGTCGCAGCACCTGGCGTTCTGGACTGGTAACAACTGCGAACGCATCACCTCCCTAATGCAGCGGTCGTGCCTTAAGCGCGATAAGTGGGAGCGCGAAGACTACCTGCCGCGTACGATCCTGGGTAGCGTGCGTCGGCAAACCAGCGTACTCGTGGACAAAGAGGTGATTCCACCGCAACAAGCCGAACCGGTTATGTCAGCCACGCTGATGGAGCACGAGAAAAGCTACCTGAACCTCCCGGAGCAAATGGAGTTCTTCACTGGGTGCACGTACATCCTCGATATGCATCGCGTGTTGACGGCCGGCGGCGATCTGCTCAAGCCCGATCAGTTCCGCGTGATTTACGGTGCGCGTACTTTCGTGATGGACGCACTGAACGAAAAGACGACCAACGACGCATGGGAAGCCTTTACCCAAAACCGCGCCATCCGTTTTCCCCGTGCCGATAGTGTGACATTCCGCCCTGACCGTCCGGCCGGCGACATATTCCGCGAACACGGTCGCATCCTGGCCAACAGTTACGTACCGATTGACATCCCGCGCCGCGCTGGCGACCCAAGTAGATTCCTTAACCACATAGCCAAGTTGCTGCCCGACGAGCGCGACCGGGCGATTCTCATGGCGTACATGGCCGCTTGCGTGCAGTACAAAGGCGTAAAATTCCAGTGGGCACCCCTGATCCAAGGTGCGGAAGGTAACGGTAAGTCCCTGCTGTCACGCTGTGTTGCGCACGCTATCGGGGCCAAGTACGTTCACTGGCCGAGCGCTGACAAGCTAACCGCACAGTTCAACGGCTGGATGCTCGGCAAGCTGTTCTGTGCGGTCGAAGATATTTACGTTCCGAATAGTAGGGTGGAAGTGATCGAACGGCTCAAACCGATGATCACAGCGGACGAAATTGAAATCGAAATGAAGGGTGTCGATCAGATCACCGCGCACGTTTGCTGTAATTTCATGCTCAATAGCAACCATAAAGGGGCCGTTCGCAAAACTTTGAACGACCGCCGCTTTGCCCATTTCTACACCGCCCAGCAGAACGCGGCCGATGTCTACCGCGACGGAATGGGTGGAGATTATTTCAATTCTTTATATACATGGATGCGGGCCGAGGGTTACGCCATCGTCAGCCAGCTATTGCATGATTGGCCGATACCGGACGAGTTCAACCCAGCCACCACGTGTCATCGTGCGCCGATTACCTCCAGCACCCAAGAGGCGCTAGAAGCCAGCCGGGGCGCCGTCGAGCAGCACATTTTGGAGGCAATCGAACAGGGTCTGTCCGGCTTTAGCGGCGGCTGGATCTCCTCCATCATGCTTGACCGGCTACTGGAAAAGAATCGTCTACAAGACCGCGTACCGCTTAATCGGCGCCGCGAGCTGTTGCAGGGGCTGGGCTATGATTGGCATCCGGGGCTGAAGCAAGGTCGTGTGGATAACATCGTGCTGCCGGACGGCGGCAAACCCCGCCTATTCGTCACTATCGGGCACGAGAGTAGCCATCTCACCGGGGTGGACGTATCGCGGGCCTATAGCGGAGCGCAACCAGCATGACGCGCCCAGCCTACTACAACGAACACGACAAATACGCAACTTGATTGTCGCCGACCACATTGTGCCGGACGACGTAGACGAACGGAGTATTGAGGATGTACAACCCGGCGATCTTAGAGGCTACGCACAATGCCATTTCTTCGCCGGAATCGGGGTCTGGTCCCTCGCCTTGCGCCGCGCTGGGTAGCCTGACGATAAGCCAGTTTGGACAGCTTCTTGCCCCTGCCAACCTTTCAGCACGGCAGGTCAGGGACTTGGCTATTTGACTGCAAGCTGCTGGGTGCTGACGGACGACATGTTTAAGACCAAACGGTGCGCTGGAACCGCAATCGTTCATCACGTGGGATAGCGCGTTGACGCGCATACGTGGAAAGCCGCCTCATGGGCGGCTTTTTGTTACTACCTGGCGTGGATCACCATTAACCCGGGTGCGTACTCGGTTAATTCAATGCGGCAGTTGCCGTTGTAAGTCACGTCCACCAGAACTTCCGTTTGCTGGACGACGCGAGCCTGTCCGCTTACGTTGCGCGCCAGTGGGATGACCGTGCCGTCCAGCAGCCGCAACCCCAAGTGGCCGTGGTTAACGATGAGGGAATGCACGTGGATCATTGCGCAGCCACCATCTTAGCTAGCATGCCGCGCAGTACGTTGGCCGCTGTACGGGTCGAGTGGGAGCTGAAAGCAGGCGGTAGTAGCGGCGCGGGTGATTTGGTCGAGCGTCATTTGTTTTTACTCCATTGTTTGCATTGCGCTTCAAGGGTTGCGGTAGGCTCCGTGGCGTACCAAGCGGGCAGCGGAAGGGTGCAATGCCAGTGCGCACGCACCAAAGTGAGCATCGGCGGCGCTGGGCTATGTGGAGCATTCCATGTCAGCCAAAACAACACGACAAACGCGGATGCAATACACACTGGGAGCGCGAACATTGCAGCATCTTCCGCTAAGCTCACAGGTGCGTCCTTAGCCACACGGTGCGCAGCAGTGGCTTGCCATTCTTGTAACCGATGTGAATCCAGCGAGCGATTAGCATTCGACGATCCCCCTTCCGTCTTCCCGTAAACCCACCACTTGGCATGGGCCGTACTCCAAATAAAACCCGAGTTGTAGGCTAGTACGATCAGCGCACATCTAAAGGTCGCAAATATCGGCAACCCCTGTTTGCTCCCGGGCGCGTTGGATATCGTCGTGGGTCACGCCGGAAGGCGCTTGGTACACGTCGTTCTCGTGCTAGGCAGTCTTTGCAGTAGCAGGGTGGTGCAGCCATCATGGTTTCTCCTGCGGCCAAGCTTCAGGTGCGTTCAATGCAGAGGCTGCTGCGGTAGCTTGGGCGCGCATGGCGGCGATGTTATTGCCACGCGAGGCTTCCTGTCGAAACATTTCGCACACTAGGTCGGTAAACATCTTGGCGTCGTCCGCCGGTACGTAATACTTCTGAATGCCGCTGTTGTGCGTCCGTTTAGTGCCAGCCCCCTTCGGCTGCTTGGCGAGTATCTTAGCCTCCGATACGGACGGGTAACGCCCCATGATAATAGCTACGGCGATCTTGTTGACTTCAGGTACGCGATGGTCAAACGTACGCAACGGGATACACGCCAACTCGGACAAGGTGGCTTTGTCGTATTGCTGGACGACCTCTTGTTGCATGTGCTGGCTACGCGGCAGTACCTGCTGTATAGCATCACGCCCACGTTTATTAGAGTCAGCTAAGCACTCTACACACGTCGACGATTGAACGTAACGCGCAGCTACGTGGCCGTTACGGCATTCCCTACCTGTGAAGTATAGATGTTTCCCTAATCGCATTGCGTCTTGCCGACTTATGTTTTCCACGCTATCTACTCCTGTTTTAGGTATTTGAAACATAACACACGAGCCCTAACTATGCAAGTTGGCCCCTAAAACGGGTGTTTTTAGGGCAAAAATCGTACCCCTCACCACCCAACCCTCATGCCGCAAAATCGTTTATAGAGAATTTTTACTGTTATGGAAGTTAGTGTTATGTATATACCTAATTACATAATACGTATATGTATATATTTGTTATATACGACTCTATAGTAAGGGGTATTAAGGGTAATAAAGAATATAGTAGTAAAATCAATAACTTACGTAACCCCTGATGGTTACGTAATCTAAGGGTGGTAGTGGGTAGCTTGACAACGTAATTAACGTCATTGATACTTACGCCACGTTGACCCAACAAGGTGTGGATATGGAACTGAACGAATACCAGACGCTGGCCCGGCGTACCGCCAAGCCGCTTGCGTTTACCGAGGCGCTGACCCATGCGGCGCTTGGCGTGACTAGCGAAGGGGGGGAGCTTGCGCACACAATCGCTTGCGCTTGGATGCAACTACCGTTCGAGGCCAAGAATGTGGCCGAAGAGATTGGTGACGCCTCTTGGTTCGCGGCCTACCTGTGCGATGCGTGTGGCTGGGATTTCGTCGATATGTTCCCCGACCCCGCCACGCTGTCGGACATGAGCGAACCGCTGGCTTGCGCTGTCGTCGGCACCAATCCGGTAGCGCTGTCGATGCTGGCGTGTGCGTTTGCGGCTGACATTGCTACCGTGATCAAGGCGTATACGGTTTACGGCAAGGAGCTGGACGTTGAGCTGCTGAAGCGTTCAGTACAGCTCTACGCGTCAACCCTGTCGCTTTTGAGCGACATTCACGACATCCCGTACGTCGCGGGTAGCCTAGTTGGCAACATTGCCAAGCTGCGCGCACGCTATCCCGAGGTATACTCGGACTTTGACGCAGTAAACCGTGCCGATAAGGCCGTTCATCACTAGCCAAACGGAGGCAACCATGGCTGACAACGATACCCAAGTAGCACCGGACGCAAACGCATCGGTAGCGGCACCTGAAACCACCACCGCACCGGTCGAGCAGGCCGCAGCCGAGCCCGAAGCAACCCCTGCGCCTGTCGCTGAGACCCCGGTCGAGCCGGAGCAAAGCCCGGCGCACAGCGTGCTAGACCGCATCGAGGAGAAGGCCAATTCGCTGGGTAGCTACGTTTACAGCGAGTTGGTACACTTGATTGCTGAACTGCGCGCGCACCTGTAACCCATGGCGTCATAATCCGCGAGAGTCATAGCTATGAACTGGATGGATTGGATCAAGCAACAGGCGCTGTCGATGGTGGGCGGCGCGCTGACGGAGTCACAGCAAGTCTTCATCAGCAAGTCGGTCAACCAGAACCCGTTTGTACTCGCTGGGTTCCTGGCGACGCCGCAAGGGCAAAAGGCGCTGGGCGATTTTGTGGCCGCGTACCAAGCGTTCCGCGAGCCCGCGCCGATAGTTGAACAGCCGCCGCAATAAGCAAACAAAACGCCCCGGATGTCCGGGGCGTTCTCACGTCTACTAGCGGTTAGCGGACGTTAACCGGGTTGGCGTTTTGCGCCCCGGTAGTGGTGCCAGTGCTGCCCACCACGATATTGCTGTTGGTGGCGCGAGCGATCTGGCTATCCACTACCAGACCTTGGATCAGCGGCAAGATGCCAGCAATGGTACTGAACAATTGCTGCTGCTGCGCTTGCTGTTGACCTTGGGCCTGCGCTGCCACGGCGGTGTTGTTGTTGGTGATCTGCAAGCGCAAGTCGGCCGTTTCGGCCGCTCGCTCGCTACGGTTGCGCAGTTCGATGACCTCGGCGTTGAGCGCGTTGATCTTCTCTTGCTGGTTGGAGGTTTGGAACGCCTGGGCTTGGGCCATGATGGTATCAGCCGCTGCAGTGATGGCCGCACGCGTTTGGCAACCCTGCTCCATTACGTTCTGGTTGGTGTTGTTGATCGCTTGCAGCAGCACAGCGTTGCCGTTTACCACGCTGTCTTTCAGGTTACCGAAGCCTTGCTGAATGCCCAACGCCAGTTGACCGAGGTTGGTCGTGGTCTGGTTGGTGCTTTCGGCTACGGCTAGCTTCAGGTCGCCGTTACCTTGTGCGACCGCCAGCTTGATGTCACCCTGGCCGGCCAGAAGCTGCGCAAAGTTGATGTTGTTGTCGATGTTGTTCACGCCGTTGCCGCCGTCACCATCACCAAAGACACCCCCGCGCCGATTGAACAACAAGCCGCCCAAGACACCGCCCACCAAACCCGAGCCAAAACCGCCGAAACCATCGCCACCCCAACCACTGCGGCGTTCGGCCATCAGCGCCGGCAGGATAGCCGCCCAGTTGCCGCCACCCCCGCTGCCATCCGGATGCGAACCCTTGAAAATGTTTTCTACCTTCACTTCGTCTTTGCTGCCCATGGTCATATGCTCCGCGATATGCTTCAGTTTATGCATGACTGCATCGTGGTGGCCTTGGAGGCTCACCTCACCGTCCGAACTCATGGCAAACTCCTTATGTTCGGTGGCCGCACCTGTGGCCACGTTTAAGCGTATCGCATACGCATAAATATTCAAGAGGCATACGACAATGGCACGTAAACGTTCGCGCCCTATTTCGTTGGAGGCGCGCGATAAAGAAATCCTGGATTTGCGGCTGAAAGGTTGGTCGCAGACGAAGATTGCCGAGCACTTTGGCATTGGACAGGCGGTTATCTCCCGTGCGTTGACGCGCATGCTCAAAGAGCCGATCAAGGAAGCAGCCGGCGAGGTCGTACAGTTGGAGCTGACGCGGCTGGACGAAATGTTTCGCAACGCCTACAAACGTGCATCGTCGGAACGTGGATTCGACCCGCGCGCTATCGAGAGTTGCTTGAAGATCATGGACCGCCGCGCCAAGTTCCTGGGCCTCGACGCGCCCACCAAGAGCGAAACGGAGCTCAGTGGCAGTGTGGCCACCGCCAACGTGCAGCTCACAGAAGAGCAAGCGCAAGAGATTGTCACGAAACTGGCCAACGAAATTTGATGTACACGCCGGAAGAACGTCAAATTGCCGCCGTTGCCGCACGCGGCGACCTGTACTTTTTCAGCCGCTGGATGTTCAAGCAGCGCAAGAAGTATCAATGGCTGCGCGGTCGTCATCACGCAATTATTTGCGAGGCGTTGATGCGCGTGTGGCGCGGCGAGTGTAAGCGGCTGATCATCAACGTGCCGCCGCGTTATAGCAAAACGGAGCTGGCCGTCGTCAATTTCATCGCCTGGGCGTTCGGCCACAACCCGGACTGCGAGTTTATTCACGCTTGCTATTCGGGCGTGCTAGCCACAAACAACAGCGGCCAGATACGCGAGCTGGTGAAGTCACTCGACTACCGCGAGATTTTCCCCAAGGTGGCGTTGCGTGGCGACAGTACGGCCAAGGATCACTGGAAGACGACAGAAGACGGCGTAATGTATGCGGTTGGTGTTGGTGGCACGATTACGGGCTTTGGTGCGGGTAAACATCGGGACGGTTTTTCCGGGGCCATCATCATCGACGACCCACATAAGGCCGATGAAGCACGCAGCGATCCGATTCGTAACGGCGTAATCGAGTGGTTCCAGAACACGTTGGAGTCGCGTTGCAACTCGCCGGATACACCGATCATCGTCATCATGCAGCGCTTGCATGAACGCGACTTGGCAGGCTGGCTGCTAGCCGGCGGTAACGGTGAGAAATGGGAGCACGTTTGTCTACCGGCCATCAACGAGGATGGCACTGCGCTTTGGCCGGAGAAGCACAGCATCGAGCGGTTACACCAGATGCGCACCGCTGCGCCGCGTACGTTTGCCGGCCAGTACGCACAGCAACCGTCGCCAGGCGAAGGTGACATTTTCCTACCCGACGCTATCCAGATCGTGGACGCCATTCCGGCCGGCACCACGTTCGTACGTGGCTGGGACTTTGCCGCCACCGATGCCGCGCCAGGCAAAGACCCGGACTACACTGTCGGCTTCAAGCTCGGCAAGCTGCCGGACGGTCGCTACATCATTGCCGATATCGTGCGTTTGCAAGGTGCGCCGCATATCGTCAAGCAAGCATTAGTCAATACGGCGACACGTGACGGGATGTTGGTACCACAAGACTTGCCACAAGACCCTGGTGCGGCCGGCAAAGCGCATGTGGCCACACAAACTGGCTGGTTGGCGCCCTACCCAGTGCGTACGTCGTCAGAGAGTGGCGACAAGGTGACGCGCGCCGAAGGCTTCGCCGCACAAATCAACGTCGGCAACGTGCTGATGCTACGGGCGGAATGGAACGACGCGCTAATTGCCGAGATGCGGATGTTTCCGAACGGCACGCACGATGACCAAGTCGACGGTGGTTCGCGGGCGTTCCATTCGCTGGAAAGTGGCAACACGGGGTTGCTGGATTACATCCGCGCGCAACGTACCGAAGCGACGAAACAACAAACCGGAGAACGCGACCGTTACCGCTCGTTGTACGGTTGACCAGCGTTCGGCTACAATTCGTGACATTGGACAGGGGGTTAAGCGGAAATGGTCGACAAAGTACCAATCGAGGCGGGGATCATCGCCCGCGTAACGGGAGCGTGGAAAGCGCTGACCGGTAAAGGTACGGTCGTTGATTCCGCTACCGCCTGGATGGGGCCTGAAAATCCGGTGCAACCCGTCGTTCCACCGCAGCAGGCAGCTAGCGTCCAAGGGCGTCAATTCGACTACCCGACTGGCTATAACTTGCGCATCACGCCGCGTTCTGGCGAAGCGGTCACGTTCCACCAGATGCGTGCATTGGCCGATAGCTGCGACGTATTGCGCTTGGTCATCGAAACGCGCAAGGACCAACTTGAAGGGTTCGACTTCACCGTCAAGTCTATTGACGACGACGCTGAGCGCGACGACCGCTGCAAACAGGTCGAAGCGTTCTTCCGTCGCCCGGACGGGGAAAACGATTGGTCGTCGTGGCTGCGGCAGTTGCTGGAAGAGCTGTTCGTAACGGATGCGGCCACGATCTACCCTTGGTTGACTAACGGCGGCAAACCGTACCGCTTCGAGCTGCTGGACGGTGCGACCATCAAGCGCGTGATCGACGAGCGCGGTCGTACGCCGGCTGAGCCGGCCACGGCCTACCAACAGGTGCTTAAAGGCGTTACCGCGTTCAACTATACGCAGCGCGAATTGATCTACGCCCCGCGCAACAAACGCGTCCACAAGGTCTACGGCTACAGCCCGGTCGAGCAGATCATCGTCACTGTGAATATCGCTATTCGCCGCGCGCTGTATCAGCTCCAGTATTACACCGAAGGTTCCGCGCCCGATCTGATCTTCACCACGCCGGCCTCGTGGAACATGGCGCAGATCAAGGACTTTAACGAATATTGGGGTGACATGCTGAGCGGCCAAACCGGCACGCGGCGTCAAGCTCGTTTCGTCCCCGATGGCATCAAGGTCGTCAACACCAAAGACGCGGTACTGAAAGACGAATACGACGAGTGGCTGACCCGCATTATCTGTTATGCGTTCAGTGTCAGCCCGCAAGCGTTCGTCAAAACCATGAACCGCGCTACAGCCGAGACTCAGCAAGAAATGGCGATGCAAGAAGGCTTACGCCCCGTTATGTTGTGGGTCAAAGGCGTCATCGACCGGCTGATTCAGGATTACTTCGGTTACACCGATCTGCAATTCACTTGGAACGACCAAGCGGCCACGGCACCGGACGTGCAAGCGAAGATTGACGACACGAACGTCAAGAACGGTACGTCTACCATCAACGAGATTCGCGCCCAGCGTGGTGATGACCCGGTGGCAGGTGGCGACGTACCGATGGCGTTGACTCCGACAGGCTACGTGCCGATCACGGCGGCGACTGAAGAACCGCCACTAGATGACGGCATGCAGCCGCCGACACCAGTTACCGAGAAGATAGCGAAAGTAGCCAAGCGCCCAAAGTCGGTGCGGCCGATCAACCGTGATCGGCCAGCCATCGTCAAGGTGCGTAAGGATACCGCCACGGGTGTCCACCACATCTTGCAAGACCAACTCGCCGGTGTCGTTGCGAAGCTCAAAAGTGTGACCAAGGCTGATGACAAAGACGACGAACAATTCCCGGACTTGTTTAGCGATTGGGAAGACAAGAGCGACGAATTCCACGATTTGTTTGGCGATCAGTTTGTTGCGGCCGCCAAGTCCGGCACGGAAGCGGCGTATGCGCAGATCGATGCGGACAATCCCGACGCGCTGAGCTTGGCCAACGATAAAGCCGTGGACTACGCCCGCGACCGTTCAGCCTGGATGGTAGGCAAGACTTACGACGATGACGGCAATCTGGTCGATAACCCAGACGCTGAATACTCCATCGACGACAGCACGCGCGAAATGATTCGTGGCGACATAACTACCGCGATGGAGCAAGGAATGTCAAACGGCGATCTTGCTGACTTGTTGTCACAGAATTACGCTTTCAGCGACGACCGTGCGATGATGATCGCTCGTACCGAAACGGCAGCGGCGGACGTGCAAGGTAATTTGGCTCTGTATCGTGAGAGCGGTCAGGTTGACACCAAAGAATGGATTGTTGGGGAAGACTGCTGCGATGACTGCCAACAGTTAGACGGTGAAGTCGTATCGCTCGATGGTACGTTTTCTGACGGTTCGGACGCACCGCCCGCGCACCCTATGTGCCGTTGCGATGTATTACCAGGCTTGAGCGCCAGCACTGGCGGTGCAAGCGCACTTGATGATGAAACCGAGGAGTAAACCGCCATGAGCGCAAAGACGAATTACACGACAAACAAGGAAATTGACTGGTTCTGGCGCGGCCAGAGCTTCACCGCGCCGGCCACGCTGTACTATGGGTTGATGACCGCAACCAAAGGGTTGCGCGGTAACTCTACCGCGTACAGCGTAAATGACACTATCGGCCTGACGGCTAACGACGGCAACCTGCACGTGTACATGTGTACGACCGCCGGCACCAGCGCGTCTAGCCAAGGATCGCTGTACCCGGGCGTCAAGAATGAGGTCATCACTGACGGTACGGCAGTATTCACCGAGCAGTACAACAACTTCAAGGCAGCTTCGACCGGCACGACCAATGAAGTGTCTGGTGGTGCGTACGCTCGTGTCGGTGTTACTGCGTCTCTGGCTAACTTCGCTGGTACGCAAGGCAGCGGTACTACCACGACATCGACCGGTACGAGCGCCACTACGAGCAACAACAGCTCGATCACTTTCCCGACACCAACCGCCAACTGGGGCTCGATTGTTGGCATCGGTGTGTGGGACGCGGCCACGTCGGGCAACCTGCTGACTTGGTCGCTGCTGACGATTCCGAAGACCGTCAACAATGGCGATCCGGCGCCGTATTTCCCCGCCGCTGCGTTCACCTACCAAGAGGACAACTAAGCCATGGTCGCCACCGTCACCCATGCGTTTGTGAGCGGCAAGTCTGATGGATCTGACAGCTCGCAAGTGCAGCCCAGCAACTGGAACGCCAACCATGTGATTACCGGGCTGGCGACGGTGGCATCAACCGGCGCGTATGCGGACCTGACCAGCAAGCCGGGTAGCGTCGTTTCGCAATCCGGCAGCTACACAGCCGCCGTGGCGGACGCGGGTAGCGTGCAGAAATTCACCGCGAACGCCACGTTTAACGTCAACGCCTCGACGCTGGGTGCCGGCTGGTGGTGCGACGTAAAGAACCTAGCTGGCGGAAGTAACACCGTCACCATTACGCCGGCTAGCGGTACGGTGGACGGTACAGCCACCTTGGTGCTGAACAATCTCGACGGCATTCGGCTGTTTTGTGACGGTACCAACTTTGAGACATTGCGCGGGATTGCTCCAGCATCGAGCGGTGGCATCAGCAGCGTCAACGCCACGGTGACAAGCAGTACGACTATCAGCGGGACGGGAAAACTCGTACCTATCGCTATGACAAGTTTGGGTCAGAGCGTGACGTTACCGGACGCAACGACGCTTAGCCTTGGCGGTCCATTGTTCGTGCTTGACAATTCACGTGGCGGCTATGCGGCCGGCGTGCGGGATAATGGCGGCAATCTATTGTTCGCTATTGCGCCCGGTGGTAAAGCCACGATGTTCTTGCAGGCGAACAGTGTTGCAGCAGGCACGTGGGATTTCGTCGGCACCAACCTGGAAGCCGGGTTGATCACCATTGACCAAACATTAAGCACGACGTACACGCCTGGCGGTTACCCATCCCAAGCGTTCGTAGCTTTGGACAGTAACACCAGTATCCACTTGGTGCGTCTAGCCGCAGGTGGCGTCGCGGCTTTTATTTGTGACAACACTGGTAAGGTGCTTACAACGCCGGTTGCGGTCGACTCTGGGTCCACGCAGGAAGTCGGTCTGTTCAAAGTCAACAGTACCAGCGCGATTTTGTTCTACGTTGCGGGGTCGAGCTATAAAGCTGTCGTCCTGACTGTTTCCGGCTCGTCGCCGTCCCTATCATTGGCGGTTGGTACGGCAGCCACGGCAAGCGGTAATTACTGGATCAACGAATCACCCTACGGTGTTCCGACGATTGCGCAGTTGACCGGTACGCTGTACGTAATTTCTCAAGGCGGTAGCAGTAACGTTGTGGCGGTAAGCGTATCCGGCTCGACTGTTACAATCGGGACTGCCGCGTCTTCCCCGTTCACCAACGGTGTTGGGGCGGCCGTAGCGGTTTACCCAGTCTCCAGCACTACAGCAATGCTTATTGCCACCACGGGGACGGCCGCGCCATACGCTATCACCGGCATTGTGGCCAGCGTTAGCGGCACTACGCTTTCTTTCGGTACGGCTGTTGCAATCAGTAGTGCATATTCCGTAGCAGCCACGCCGCCATCTTGCCAACTATCATCTACGCTGTTCGCAGTAATGGACGACAACAACGCGTCGGGGGCGCCGCGCATCACGGCAGCCAGCGTATCTGGAACCACCATTACGGCGGGTTCTTCGTCGGCCATCACTGACTCAAGTGCCAACGTGAACGGCATCACTTACTCGGGTCAATCGGCGTATCGCAACACTACCCAACATCTGATGCCACTTAGCGCTACGTCACTGTTGGCTTGGTATGCCAACACAAGTACGGGGATTGAAAATGCGGTGGTATGCACCTTGAGCGGCACGACCGTCAACCCGGGTACCGTGGCGTATAAAGCTATCGCCTCTGCCGCGAGTAACAGCGCCGGGTTCGGCTACTTGATGACGCCCGGCGCGTCCGACTTCAGCGTTATCCGCGAGCGCACTGCAAACACGGCCGGTTACGCTAATGAGATCATGACGTTTGGCATCAACGGTACGGCTATTACTAACGGGAAGGCCATGCCGATTGACCTACCAACTAACCCGGGCAACTTCATCGGTAATCGTTTCAGTAACGGCACATACGTCATCGCAGGCTCGAACGATACAGCTTACGCGTCGAGCAAAGCCCAAGTGTGGTCATCAAACGGTGTGGATATTAATTACAAAGGTTCGGTGGCGTTACCTGAGTTCAGTACGCCGAACAACGTACTGACTATCGTCGGTCAGAACCGCTTGGCAATGTCTACGACAACGCAGTACGGGTCACCTACCGCGACGCAGGCCCGTTTTATCAATCTTGAGGTGACTACGCTATGACGCAGCAAGCTTTGGTAGTGAACGGTAAGGTAGTGGCGGTTGATACGTTCACGGTGACTGCGGACGCGTTGGTAGGTCTCGACATCGTCGTACCGTTCTCGTCCGTACCTTCGTACGTGTTGCTGACGACGTTCCCTGATTACGTAGCGCCAGGTTGGGCATACGACGGCGCTAATTTCACTGCGCCCGCTGCGCCAACACCGACGCCACCGGACGCCATCACGATGCGGCAATGTCGGTTGGCGCTTCACAACGCCGGTTTGCTCGACAGCGTGGCCACCGTCATCAGCGGTTTGCTGACGACCATGCAAGCGACAGCCCAAATCGAGTGGGACTACTCCAGCACTGTGTTGCGCGATTCGCCGCTGGTCGCTGCGATTGCGACGGGGCTTACTCTGTCCAGTATGCAACTCGATCAACTGTTTATTACCGCAGCGACACTGTAAATCATGGCCGGCGCGTTCTACTGGGGCGGATTCGATAACAGCGCGTTCTACGTGCAAACGGCGGCCACGTTCGCCGCTAACGCACAGGCGCAAGCGACAGCGCACGGCGCGCTAACGACTGCCAAGCCGCTGGCGTCCGCTGCGTACGCCAATAGCTCCAGTACCGCCGCGCTGACCACGGGTAAAACCTTGGCGACGACGCAACGCGCGCAAGCCACCAGTACCGCCACAATTACCGCGTTCCGTACGCTAAACGCCGCAGCCAAAGCGCAAGCTACCGGACGGGGGGCGTTGACGACCGCCATCCAGTTTTCCGCCAGTCAGCACGCTATCGCTTCGCTGCTCGTATCGCTGAACGAAACGCATCCGATGTACAGCGCGCAACGGGCGCAAGCGACCAGCACCGCGAAGTTGACCACTGGTGAAGCACTCGCTAGCGCACAACACATTTGCGCCACGCAACACGCGATCATTACGACCAGTAAGCCGCTCGCTAGCGCACAACACGCGATTAGCACCAGCACCGCCGCGCTCACAACGCCGATTGGCCTAGCGAGTAATCAGCACGCGCAGTCGACGCAAACGGCCGAGCCGGTTACGACCATTCCGCTCGTCAGCGCGCAACATGCACAAACCGCCAGCGCGGCGACGATTCAGAGCGTACCAACCTGGGCGGCCAACCAGCACGCGCAAGCGACCAGCACCGCCGCGCTCACCACGAGTAAAGCGCTCAGTAATGCACAGCGCGTACAAGCGACCAACAGCGCAACGCTTGATACGGCCGTCCAGTTTGCAAGCACACAACATGCGACGGCCACCCAGCAAGCGCGCGTGTCAGAAGTTGCATTGCTCTACACCAATCAACATGCGTGTAGCGCCATTACAGCGCCGCTTGATACGGCCGTACCGCTAACAGCTCATCAGCAAGCAGCCTCAGCGCAACACGGCGCGGCGCATACGGCTATCCCGCTGACGTCCGGCGCCAAAGCTTGCGCTACGCAAGTATCGCCGCTGCAAGTACCTGGTGTACTCAATGTATCGATGTACGCCAGCAGCACCAGCAGCGCAACGCTTGATACGACGATCCCGCTTGCGGCGCATCAGCACAGTGTGGCCACCCAGGCGCCGACGTATTTGCGCGTACCAGTATTGCTGGCCAGCGCACAACACGCTACTGCGACAAGTCACGCAACGTTGACCACGGCCGTCCCTTTGGTCAGCGTCGAGCACGCCAAAGCGACGCAAGCCGGCGATACTGTGACAGCCATCACTTTGGGGGCAGCGCAACGTGCCCGGGCTACACAAACTGTCGAGGCGATGACGCAAGAACAGTTGCAAAGCGTTCAGTTCAGCCGCTCGACACAAACCGCATCGTTAGTCACCGGTATCGCTCTGGCTGCTGGACTGGACGCCCAAGCGACCGCACACAGCGCGTTGGTAACCACCATTCCGTTTGCTACCAGTGAACATGTGCAAGCTTCCATTGTGGCCGAGCTGTACGCCGCTGAAGTGTTGTGCGCGTTTATGCAGTCGGTGGTCACGCAAACCGCTTCTCTCACCGTTACGTCCTTCAGTGGCGCCCCGCCAAGCCGACGTTTGCGGATTGCGCAAGATATAAGAGCGCTTTATATCCAACAGGATAACCGCACGCTAAAAGCTTGATTTTGACGTAATGCCCCGTCCCGATTATTATTCTCCTAAATAATCCAAGGGGCTTCCCGTGAGCTTCCAGTACGATGCGCTAGGCGCGTACATCTACAAGTCGCCAACCGCCGATCTAGATTACTCAGTCGATTGGTCCGCGCTCGGCTGGCTGCAAACTGGCGAAACGATCACCGCGAGTAGCTGGCTAGTAACCGGCCCGGACACTTCGCTTGTTGCGTCCGACGCCGGGAGCGCATCTGGCGTCGCTACGTGCTGGTTGATCAACGGCACGATGCCGCAAACCTACTTGGTAACCAACACCATTACCACCAGTGCGGGGCGTACGGATTCGCGCTCGTTCCGTGTGATGATCCGAAACGTTTAGCGAGGTACGTACCATGTCGGTAGCAGACAAACTCAACCGGTATTTCCAGATCACCAAGCGTGACGATGAGCAACGCATGGTCTACGGCTATTGCTCGACCGAAAGTGTCGACAGCCAAGGTGAAACTGTGACCAAAGACGCAATGGCCGCAGCCTGGGACGACTACATGCAATTCGCCAATGTGCGTGAGATGCATGGCAACAGTGCGGCCGGCATCGTCAAGGAATACGACTTCGACGACAACGGCGTATTCATCGGCGTGAAGGTGGTAGACAACAACGCTTGGAACAAAGTGGTCGAAGGCGTGTACAAGGGCTTTAGCATCGGCGGAAAGAAGTTGAAAGACGGGTATGACGCCATCACCAAGACCATCACTGGCCTGAAGCTGACTGAAATCAGCTTGGTCGACCGCCCGAGCAACCCGGACGCGTTGATCACGGTTTGGAAAGCCGACGATGCCACACCGGAGGTTGACCCAGTCAATGAGCTGGCCGATATGCTGCGTAAGGGCGAGATTGACGCCGCACGCCTGCTGGAGTTGGCCAAGGCCGACAAAAAGGATGACGGCAAAGAGCACAAGTACGGCAACGTTGAGTACGCCGACACCAAGAACGACAAGTACCCAATCGACACCGAAAAGCACATTCGTGCTGCCTGGTCGTACATCAACATGCCCAAGAACCAAAAGGGCTATACGGATAAAGAAGTCGAGTCGATCAAGGCTAATATCGTGGCGGCTTGGAAAGATAAGATCGACAAAGACGGGCCGCCGTCCGCCGACGATGAGAACGCCGAGAAGTTCGCACACTCCGAAATCCGCAAAGGGCTGCATTTGATCTTTACGCCGGCCAGTGATGACGTCACGAAACGCGCCGACGACGTGAAGAAAGGTATGTACGCGGTTGCTAACCTGGCTTCGCTGCTGACCTCCCTGCAATGTATTCAGCAAGATTGCGCTTGGGAAGCCGGTATCGAAGGTGACGACAGCAACCTGCCGAAGCAGCTGGCTGATCTGTGCCAACAGATGGCTGAATGCCTCGTGGCTATGGCGCAAGAAGAATCCGACGAACTGGTGCAAGCGTTGAAGCTGGGCGACGGCACGCCTGCTGTCGAAATCATCGACACTGCGATTGCACAAAGCGCTTACGCCACCGACCTGCGCAAGTTCCAAGATGTGCTCGACGTGCTCAAAGCCGGTCAGCGCAACAGTGCTGCCGATCAAGACCGCTTGCAGCAAGCGCACGACCTCCTTAGCGAGCTGGGCGCAAAATGTGACGACGGCGAGGACGGTAAAGGCGCTGGTGGCGACGATGCGCAAAAGGTCGCCAAGGCGCATAACCACGACCACGGTGACATTGCCAAGATGCAAGGCGCGTTCGAGAAGATGGCCGGCGAAGTGGCTACGCTGCGCAAAGCGTTTGATGCCGAGAAGCTTGACCACGCCACCCTACGCAAGGCGCATGACGAGCTGGTGGTCAAATTCAACGCGCAGCCCGCGCCACCCAAAGGTGCTGTAAGCCACACGGTTATCGCCAAGGGCGAAGAGATTGACGACGCCGACCTGGCGCTCGGCACGGTAGCCGTTGAACCGGTACGTAAAGCGGATGGCACCGTCGACGAGGTGGCCACGCAGATTAAACAGATTCAGCAGGGCGGCGGTATCCCGTTCCATCGGTAAACGCTGTTTTTTAACTAGAAGGGAAAGACACCATGAATCCGACTCAGGATACTTTGGCCCTGATGAAAGCCAGCCTTGGCGGCGATCAGGACATCACCAAGACCATTACCACGGCTAACGGCCTAGTCGCGTACGATCTGCAAGTACCGGCTAAGAACCTGTACCCGGTATTCACGCCGCTGCGCAACCGCATTCCGCGCGTCGGAGGCGGTACCGGCGTCGCTACCAACTGGCGCGTTGTTAACTCCATTGTGGGCTCCGGCTTCGACAACCAAGCCTGGATTCCGGAAGGTCAGCGCTCCGGTCGTATGAGCTACGGCACTGCACCGAAGGCGGCCAACTACGTGACCATTGGTGAAGAAGACTCGGTAACCTTCGAGGCTGAAAGCGCCGGCCGCACCTTTGAAGACGTGCGCGCCACTATGGCCACCCGTCTGCTGCAAAAGTTGATGCTGAAAGAAGAAAACGCAATCTTGGGTGGTAACGCGTCGTTGCAGTTGGGCGTACCGACTGCGCCGACCCTGTCGCAAAGCGGAACCACCGGCACGCTGCCGGCCGCCACCTACTCGGTGATCGTGGTTGCGCTGACCCAAGAAGGCTATTACAACAGCTCGCTGTCCAATGGCGTTGCCACCTCCAAGACCGTGACCGGCGCGGACGGTGCGACCTACACCATTAACGGTGGTTCGTCCAACAAGTCCAGTAACACCACGCAAGCTATCACCCTCGGTCAGATTCTGAACGCGACCGTACCGCTGGTAACTGGCGCCGTGGCTTACGCTTGGTACGTCGGTACTGCGGGTAGCGAAACGCTGCAAGCCATCACCACGGTAAACAGTGCTTCCTTTGCCACTCCGCTGGCTACCAGCCGCCAAGCCGCAACCGCGATCACCGCTGACTGCTCGGCCAACCCCGGTCTGGCGTTTGATGGCTTGCTGACCACTGCGCTAAATCCGGCCAATCAAGCTTACGTCAACGTGCTAGCCACTGGTAATAGCGGTCTGACCTCCAGCAATCGCGGTTCGTGCGTTGAAATCGACAGCATGCTGCAAACCATGTGGGACAAGTACCAGCTGTCCCCGACCGTGATCTACTGCAACTCGCAGGAAATCAAGAACATCACCAACAAAGTGATGGCTTCTGCTACTGGTACGCTGCTGCGCTACAACGGCGACGGCCAGAAGAACCAACCGTACGCCATCGTTGCGGGCGGCGTGGTGGACAGCTACTACAACCCGTTCATGCCGGACGGCGGCCAGATCATCCCGGTGAAGATTCACCCGAAAGTACCGCCTGGTACCCTGATTGGCTGGTGCGAGCAACTGCCGATGTACTACCAGAACAACGAAGTACAGAACGTAGCAGAAATGAAGCTGCGCCGTGATTACTACTCGATTGACTGGCCGGTTCGCACCCGTCAGTACGAGAGTGGCGTTTATGCCGAGGGCGTCTTGGCCGTGTACGCGACCTTCGCCATTGGCATCATCAGCAATATCGCCAACGCCTAAGTAGCGCAATCGGGCCGGGGGACTCGGCCCGATTCTGGAGGTAGCGCACATGAATACCGTAAAACTCAAAGCGCCCGAAGGTGCAACCTCGATCAACCACCCCGGCGGTGAGATTACCGTGGAAGCGGACGGCAGCGTGATGGTTCCCGCGCACGTAGCCGAACACCTAACCGCGCACGGTTACGTGCCGTGGGAAGAAGCCGAGGTCATCCGCAAGCGCCGCGCCCGCAACTCGGCTACTGCCGAAGGTGGCGAGGAGCAAGCGTAATGACCACGCCGCTGGCCACGCTTGCCGACCTGAAAACGTTCATGGGGCTCACGAGCAACAACAGCGATGCTGTGCTGCAAACGATCCTCGACTCGTCTGAGTTGGCCATCGGCAACTATTGCAACCGTAATTTCACCAGTCACTCAATGACGGAGTGGCGCGACGGTAACGGTAACGCGCGGATGCAGTTGGCCACATACCCGCTAACAGCCGTGCAATGTGTGACCATCGACAACCAAGTGGTCCCGCCGTACGGCACGAACGGCCCGTTTGGCTACCAGTGGGCGCTAGGTGGTCGTGCGTTGTGGTTGGCTGGCTGCAACTACCGTTTTACGCGCGGCATGCGTAACGTGCAGGTTGTTTGCACGGGGGGCTACGGCGACGCCAGTGGCCCGGGCGGTACGGACGTGATGCCATGGCCGTCTGACCTAAAGCTGGCGCTGTTGGAGTACGCCACGACGCGTTTTAAAGAGCGTGATCGCCTGGGCGTCGGCAGCAAGACTTTGGCCGGCGAGTCGATCACGTTTGATTCTGGTAGCGGCACCAGCGCCAGTAGCATGGGTATCCCAGCCGCAGCGCGCGTGATCCTAGACAACTACCTGAACACCATACCGGAGACAGGGCAATGAAAGTCACGGGCGAGGTCAAAAGCACGGCGGTATCGGCGGCAATTCGGCGCCGTTCGCTTAACGTATTCGACTACGTCGGTCGCGCCATCGAGGCGTCGGCTATCGATCTGGTCGCATACGTTAAGCGAAATAAGCTTTCCGACCAAGTGCTGCACGTACGTACCGGCCGCCTACGTCGGTCGATTACGTACCGCCTGACCAAGGAAGGTGACGTAGTGACGGCGTATGTCGGCACGAACGTGAAGTACGCGCGAGCACATGAATACGGCTTTCAAGGCGAGGTCAGCGTACCAGCACATACGGTTAAGGCGCACCAACGCCACATGTCCGTCGCTTTCGGCAAGCTGATGAAAAATCCGCGCATGGTTGACGTACGTGAGTACGTGATGCGGGCACACTCGATGAAAATGAATCTGCCGGAGCGTTCGTTCCTGCGCTCGTCGGTGGAAGAGAACGCCAGCAAGTACACCGACTGGATTAAAGATGCGATGGTCAAGGGGATGCAGTCATGATGACGATCCCCGACCGCGAAACGGCCTACCTGGCGTTGTTCAATTGGCTACAAGTGAGCCAATACACGAGCGGTATCAAGACGTTCACCCGGAAGCTGAAGCATTGGAACGATGTGGCCAACGAAGATCAGCCGGCGTTGTACATGTCGCAAACCGGGGAAATGGCCAAGCCAATTCTCGGGCTGCCGCCGGCCATCGTGCTGGAGTGCGATCTGTACTTGTACGTGCAGACTAATGGCGAAGAGGTTGGCCCGATTATCAACCCGATTCTGGACGCCATCGGGAACGCGCTGACGCCACCGCAGGGCGCAGACAATAAACAAACCCTCGGCGGCCTGGTGCATCACTGCTGGATCGAGGGGCAGACCCAAATTTTCGAGGGCAACTTGGGGGATGAGGCGGTGGCCACAATTCCGGTCAAGATGCTAGTCACCTAAAGGAGCACCAATCATGCAATTTGCTTTCGGTTCCGGCGTGTTCTGGGGCACCCCCCTAACTGACGCCAGCGGTAACGCCATCACCAACCCGACGCCGGTACAGTTGGGCGTACTGCAAAACGTGTCGGTCGATATTTCGTTCGACGTGAAAGAACTGTACGGTCAAAACCAGTTCGCCGTGGCCGTGGGTCGCGGTAAGGGTAAACTGACAGGGAAGGCCGCCTCAGCCCAGCTCAGCGCAGCGGCGATCAACTCCTTGGTGTTCGGTCAGACGCTGACGCCGGGGTTGACCAACGACTACTATGACGTACTGGGCCAAAGCATCCCGGCCAGTCCGTCTACCGTCACCATTGTCGCGCCGGGCGCTGGTACCTTCGCGTACGACCTAGGCGTCCGCAACGCTAACGGCGTACCAATGACCCGTGTGAGCGGTACGCCGACTACCGGTCAATACTCGCTGGCTACGGGTGGCGTGTACACGTTCGCTACGGCAGATGCGGGTAACACGGTGTTCATCAGCTACCAGTACACGGCCACGTCCACGGTTGCCCAGCATTCCACGGTTAAGAACGTCCTGATGGGGCAAGCGCCGATGTTCAAAGCAGACATTTACGTGCCGTACGGCGGTAAGTCCCTGGTGCTGACGTTGCCGCAGGCGATGAGTACCAAATTCACCCTAGCGACCAAGCTGGACGACTTCATGATCCCGGACTTTGATTTCTCCGGCTTCAGTGACCCATCCGGGAACGTGCTAATCTGGGGTACGTCCGAATAAATGTAGTGCGGCCAAGCAGAGCGTTGGCCGCCCTTCGGGGCGGCCCTTTTTCAAGTGAGGCGAAAAATGATCCTAGGTAAAAAAATTATACTCGGTAATGAAGAATACACGCTGCCACCGCTGCCGCTGGTACACATGCACCTGATCGGCAAGCTGCAAAACGGCGGCGACCCATCCAGCGACCCAGCTTACGCGGAAGGCTTGGTTGAAGTCATCCACAAGTCGCTGCTGCGCAATTACCCAGACCTGGAGCGCGCTACCGTATCCGACAACCTCGACATGCTCAACTATCGTGAGCTGATGGAATCGTTTATGGCGGTCAACGGCTTTACTACCGCCAAGGTACAGCAGTCGGGGGAAGCCGTAGCGGCGAGCTGACCGACTGGGATGAAGTTATCGCCCATGTGGCCATCAGTACCGGGTGGACGCTGGATTACGTGGGCGATAACGTAGACCTCCCTCGGCTCGCCACGCTCAATAAGTATTGGCGGAAGCACCCGCCGATACACGTTCTGTTTGCCGCGTACGTCGGCTATAAAGAGCCTGGCGCAACGCAGGCTGACGCAGTAAAGCTAGACGACGAAACCGCCGATATCGCCAGTTTCCTAGGCAATATCGGACAAATGCAATCCATCCCTAAACCCGTGGCGTACTCTCATGGCGACTGATCAAGACCTAGAAGTCTACCTAAAAGCAGACTCTTCCGGCCTCAAAACTGGCATGGAAGAGGGCGCCAAGGCCGTGGACGACAGCACAAAAGGTATCGAAGCTGCCATCAAGGAGCTGACGAGCACCATCACGGCCATGAACGAACAGATGGTTGGGTCGTTCAGCGGCGTGTCCTCCAAAGTTCGCGCAGAGGGCGCCAAGGTCGAAGCGGAAACGCTCAACCTGGCCGAGTCGTTCAGCGGTGCGCTGAAAGGTGCGCTTACCGGGTTGCAAGCACCCGGCTCGCAACTGGGCGAAATGTTCGAATTCATCGCCGGTAACCTGAAGATGATCGGCGGCGTGGTCGCGGGCGGTGTGGCGTTCAAGGAAGCGATCAGCGAAACCAACAGCTGGAATGCGGAAGCGATGAAGCTCTCCAAACAGCTGGGCGTTACGACCGCCGACGCCACCGGGCTGATGGTGGCCACGCATAAGTTTGG